CTTATTGTGATTATTAACTTATTCAAGGCTATGAAACATGAGCGACGAACTGAACAGCTTACGGCAGAAAGTAGACCAACACGAACGCGAGATTATCGCGATTCAAACCTCGACGCGTGAAATGATAGACGGCCAAAAGTCATCGACCAAGGCCATTCAAGAGTTAGTTGCAACGCTGGAAAGATACATGGTTAAGCATGATCATGTAGCTGCTCAATCGGCAGAGCTAACAAAAGACGTCAGAGCTTTACGCGAGCAAGCCGCAGCTAATCAGCCAATGATTGACTCAATCAGAAACTTCGGCGGTAAGATTAGCTGGCTTTTGGTTTCAACGCTACTCAGTCCGGCAGCTATTGCGGCTTTGTTTGCTTTCAGCGGTAAGTAATGCGCATAACGAAAGCCAGACTCGAAAAACTAGAGCAAGAAACAAAGAAAGTAGTTGCTCAAGCATCAACTGACATCAAAGAAGTCTTTGGCGTTGTCTGCCCTGTTAACGGCTTGACTCATTCCATCATGTATGCGGCCGGAGATTGGGAAAAGACCGATAGGCCGCCTACTATATTCATACCTGCCAAGATGGAAATCGCACTAAGGGCAAAAACTCGTTTCGTCGTTATTGTCGGCGGTCGCGGCTCAGGCAAGTCAAACAACCAAGCTGACATTGACTTAGTTTTAGTTAAAGATGCTCAGTACAAGGTCATGGAGCTTCGAGAGTTCCAAGCATCGATGCGCGATTCTGTTTATTCACTGCTTAACATCGAGATACATCGCTTAGCGATGGGCGGATATACGTCACAGAATGACGGCATATACCATGAGAACGGCGGCTCATTCAGCTTTCAAGGCTTAGCAAGAAATCCTGAGTCAGTTAAGTCTGCCGCTGGCTTTAATCGTTTTGTTATTGAAGAAAGCCAATTCCTTTCTGAGAAGTCTTTAAACGTCCTAACCCCGACAGCGCGGAACATTGCAAAGGCTGGCCTGCCTACTAAGTTTGGCGGCAAGAAGGAAATCATTGATGAAGATACGCTGAGAAGCGTGCAGCTTGTTTTCATAGGCAACCCGCAGTCAGCCAATGACCCTTTCAGCAAACGCTTTATAGCACCATACAAAGCGCATCTTGACGCTGATGGCGTTTATATTGATGAACTGCATACAATCATCAAAATGAACTTTGAAGACAATCCGTGGTTTGATGACTCAGGACTAGAAGGTGAGAGGCAGTTCGCTTATGCCAACTTTAGTCGAGCATTATACGACCATATATGGCTTGGTGAGTTTAACGATCACTTACCTGACGCAATCATAACAGCTGAATGGTTTGATGCCTGCATTGATGCGCATATTAAGTTAGGCTGGCGGCAGAAGGGCGCTAAGATTGTTGCGCATGACCCTGCCGATTCTGGTGATGCCAAAGGCGTTTGCGTGCGGCATGGCTCAGTCATAACCAACCTGATTAATATCATTGGCGGGGACGTAAACAGCGCTTGCGATATTGCGACAGAGACAGCTTTGGCAGTTGGTGCAGATAAATTCGTTTATGATGCCACAGGTATTGGCTTGTCACTCCGCAGACAAGTTGGCGATGCTTTCAGCGCTGCACGTATGGAGATTGAGGAATTCTTCGGCTCTGGCTCAGTTGATGATCCTGATGGCATTGCTGAAAACTATATTGAACAATCAACCAAGCAAATCAGCAATAAAGAGTTTTTCGCCAACATTCGCGCACAGAGATACTTCAGGTTGGCGCAAAGGGTTTTCAGAACATATCGCGCAGTTATTCACGGCGAATACACTGACCCTGCTGAAATGATCAGCTTTAGCTCTGATTGCCAAGACCTAGCACAATTGCGCACTGAACTTTGCCGCATACCAAGAAAGCGCGGCTCTGGCAATGGCTATCAGATTGCATCTAAGCAGGAAATGAAAAAGCTAGGCATTAACTCACCAAACTTGGCAGACTGCGTGATGATGTCAGAAACTGACTATAACCCAGTTCCTGTGGTAGACTATTCAAATATAAATATTCCAACGATGGGATGGTAACGAAATGGCACGAATGACTAGACAAGACTGGTACGAGTCAGCAAAAGATCGGTTCACTAAAGCGGTTGGCGATGAATCAACAAGACAGGTGCGTGAAAAGATTATCGAGTCAATTCGATTTGCTCGCATACCTGGCGCACAGTGGGAAGGTTCAACATTCGCAGGCACTGACTTAGCTGAAAACATGGATAAGTACCCACGTTTCGAGTTAAACAAAGTGGCGCGAGAAGTTGACCGGATTATCTCTGAATATCGACGCAACAAGATAACAGTCAAGTTTCGTCCATCTGACGAATACACTAGCATTGAACTTGCCGGAAAGATGAACAAAGCATTTAGGGCTGATTGGATTCGCTCAAATGGTGACTTTGCAGCTATCAACTGTTTTGATGACGCAGTGACTGGCGGCATGGGTGCAATTGAAGTCTGTGCAGAATACGCAGACCCTGAAGATCCGACCAATAAGCAACTGCGCCCAATGTTTTATCCTGTCTACGATTCACAGAGCTGTCTGTTTTGGGATAACTCCGCCAAGTCTTACGACAAATCTGATGCCATGTGGTGCGGTATGGCGTACACAATGACGCCAGACGACTTCCGTACTGAATACGAAAAAGAGCCAGCAAGCGTTGTTAAAATCGAGTCAGGCATTTGGAATGACTGGTGCACTCAAGACGCTGTGACGCTCTGTAAGTGGTTTGAAATCCGCATTGAAAAGGTTGATGCGATTGCTTTCTTCAATCCTGTGACTAATGAAAAAGCAGTCTATCTATCTGATGAAGTCGAGGACGTCATTGATGAATTGGCTGAGTCTGGATTTTTTGAGGTTGAGCGCAGAGCAATCAAAAAGCGCAGAGTTTATTCTGGCGTGTTTGATGGTGATGAATGGCTAGAGACTCCAAAACGTATTCCAGGTGAATTTATCCCAATCGCCATGCAATACGGCAAGCGCTACTTTATCGACAACCAAGAGCGCATTGAAGGCCATGTAACTAAGGCGATGGATGCGCAACGACTCGACAACTTAATGGTGTCAATGCTTGCCGATGCTGCAACGATTGGCTCTGAAAATACTCCGGTGTTAGATGTTGAGAACGTGCAAGGCTTGGAAAAGTATTGGGCCAATCGCAACAAGAAGCGCAACGCCTATCTGCCACTTCGTTCAGTTAAGGATAAAAACGGCAACATAATCCAGCCGGCCGCAGTTGCTAGTTACTTGCAACCTGCGCAAGTGTCTCCGGCATTAATGACACTAATGGAATACGCAGGTCAGAACATCCAGCAAATCACTGGCGCTGAAAACATGCAGCAGATGCCGTCGAATCTTGCCCAAGACACCGTTGAAGCAATTTTTAGCCGCTCAGATGCTCAGTCATTTGTCTACATGGACAACGCAGCCATGACGATGAAGTACATCGGCAAAGTGTGGCTGTCTATGGCTCGTGAAATCTACGGCTCAGAGTTCACCATTGCTATGGAAGATGAAGAAGGCAACCGCAGCTTTGGCACGCTGACAGGCACGATCACCGACAGACAAACAGGCAAGATCGCTGTGCTGAATGACATTACACAAGGCAAGTTTGATGTTGATGTTGACGTTGGCGAGTCGTTTTCAGCAAGACGCACGCAGACGCGCAGAGAATTAACTTCGATGTTGCAGATGATACCGCCGACAGACCCATATTATTCAGTACTCATGTCAATGGTTATTGCTAACACTGAAGGCGAAGGCGTGGAAGATTTGCAGCGCTTCAACCGTAAGCAGATGCTCAAGAATGGCGTTAAAAAGGCTGAGGAAGAAGACGCGGAAATCATGCAAGAGTTGCAGCAAGAAATGCAATCTCAGCAGCCGCCAGTTGATGCCAATGTGTTACTAGCACAAGCTGAAATGCAGAAGGCCGCAGTAGCTGAGCAGAAAAATCAAATGGAATACCAGAAATTCCTGATGGAGTATGAGTTACGCAGAGCAGAGTTACAGCTTGAAGCGCAGCGTGTTGGTGCAGAGATTAATCTGAAAGAAGCGCAGGCATTCAAGGCTAATCAGGACGCTATCAGCACAACAGCTAATGCAATGAGTAGGGATTTTAGTCAATAACTTGACGGTTAAGCAAACAATAGCCATAATATTGACGCCTCCGATGGCGTTACATCGAGTAATTGAAAAGGGTTAAAAAATGTCAGAACAGGTAGATAGCATCGAGATTGATGAAGTTGACACGGTTGAAGAAGTCGAGCAGGTAGAAGTTGAGGCGCAAGCCGACGAGCCAGCAGAACTTGAAGAAACTGAAGAAACGTTATTGATCGGTGATGATGAAGTTTCACCAACTTCAGACGCTGAGCAGGGCAGCGATGACGAAATTCCTGAAGATGCGCCGAATTGGGCCAAGAATCTGCGCCAGCAATACAAAGAGCTAGCGCGGGAGAATAAGCAGCTGAAGCAAGCGCAAGTTGTAGCGCAACAACCAGTGCAAGCGGTCGCTGAATTCTCTGAAAAGATGCCAGACTTGGAAGATGCTGATGTTGATTGGGATAAAGAAAAGCTGGCTCAAAAGATGGCTGCTTACTTTACCAAAAAGCGCGAGTTTGAAGAATCTCAGAAACAGCAAAGTGCTGAAGTAGAGAAGCTGCAACAAGCGTACAATATCAAGCTGTCTGAATACAACGAGCGCAAAACAAAAGTTGCTAGCAAGTTTCCTGACTACGCTACTGCTGAAAAAAACGTGATCGACTCACTGCCTTTGGCGGCTCAAAACGCAATTTTGATGCACGCTGACAATCCTGAGTTAATTGTTTTAGTGGCAGGCAGAAAGCCGGAAATTATGAAGCGACTCACCGAGCTTGCATCTGACCCCGTGGGGCTTGGTGTAGAAATTGGCAAGTTGTCGAAAATGGTTAAGTCTGCGCCAAAGGTAAAGACATCCGTTTCGGCATCGCCACAAGTTAAAGCAGGTTCGACCAAGCCAGCATCTGTTGGCGAATCTAAGTTTAAAAATATGTTTCCAGACGCCATCATTCGATAATAGGAGGCTACCATGCCATCGAATAATTTAAATAGTAACGTCAGTCAGATTACAATCAAGAAATTTGCTGAAGGTTTCAAAAGCACAAACGTCTTATTAAACGCAGTTGATCGCCAAGTTATCCAAGGCGAATTAAACCCAAACACAGGTGAGGCTGTATTCCTGAAGCGCCCTATGCAGTACAAAGCAAGTCGCACCGCAACAGGTGACTTGACTGCTCAGACTTCAAGCGCGTTGTTATCTGGCAAAATTGAAGCCCGCATCAGCAACTATTGTACGGTGTGGATCGAATACGACCAAATCGAGCAAGCGTTAAAGCTAAACCAGTGGGATGAAATCCTTGCACCAGCTTACGAAAAGATGAACACCGAGCTTGAGTTAGAGCTTGGCGCTTACATCCTGAAAAACGGTTCACTGCAATTGGGTACTGTCGGCACTGCTATCACTAAATGGTCAGACGTTGCACAATGCGGTTCATTCCTGAGCGACTTAGGTTTAAACACTGGCCGCAAGTATGCAATCATGGATCCTTGGGCTGCTCAAGCATTAGCTGACAAGCAGGGTGCTTTAGGCTCTGCCAATGTCGAGTTAATCCGCTCAGCGTGGCAAGATGCTCAAATTGCTGGCCAATTCGCTGGCGTGCGTGCGCTGATGTCTAACGCGTTGTCAAACCGCGTTGCTGGCTCTGCAGCTGGTGCTGCGTCTGTTACTGTCAAGACCACTCCGACACTGACTTACAGCACAGTTAAAGACACCATGCAAATGACTGTTACACTGACTGGCGCGTCATTAGCCGCTAAAGCGCTGGCTGTTGGCGACCAAGTGCAGTTCACTGCTACTTCTTGGATCAACCAACAAACCAAACAAGTGCTATTCCGCAACGGCGCTGCCGTTCCGTTCACTGCAACTGTTGTTTCTGCTGCTGCTGCATCTGGTAATGACATTACTGTAACGCTGTCAGTTGCTGGCGTGTTTGATGCCGCTAACCCACAGTTCAACACTGTTAACCGCCAAATCACTGCTGGCGATGCGGTTGTAATTCTTGGTGTTGCAAGCACCACTTACAAACCTAACATCTTCATGCACGAAAAAGCAATTGCAATGGGCACTGTTGAATTGCCTAAGCTGCAAGGCTGGGATTCAAGCGTATTTACTTCTGTCAGCACCGGCTTAACAATGCGCGCAACAATGTCATCAAACCCAACCACAAACGTCCAAGGCGTTCGTATTGATTTGCTGCCAGCGTTCGCTACATTGATCCCGCATGGTTGCGGTCAGTTCTTCGGCAATCCATAATAGATTGTCATTATCAAGAGGGCGCTTTATGCGCCCTTTTTATTGCGCTATACTAATCAAAACTTGAGGGCGCACCAATGTACACAATTAAAGATGTTATCAACTCAGCGTTTCGCAAGGCTGGCATAACTGCCGCGAACGGCATGAGACAGCCAACGCCGGATATGCTTGAAATTGGCTTTGAAGAATACAAAGAAATGATGCTTGAGCTTGCGCCAGTGATGCGGCTTGAAACGACAGACGTTCAATCTGCTGATATGGATTTTATCGCCGGATTCCCCGACCAAGCAATGTCTGCTATCAGCTATGAGCTAGGCAAGCGTATCGCGCCAATCTACCAAGTGATGCTAACCGATGGCTACATGGACAACGCACGAGAAAGCATGGAAAATTTGCAAGTGCTAATGATTCGAGTGCCTGAGTTAAAGCGCCGTCCAGATATGCCGCATGGTCAAGGCTGGAAAGATTTTGGTTATCCAGAGCCATTCTACCCGCACACAAAGGATGATTGCTAATGCCCGAAATTCAAGTGCCAATCGTGCGCGGTGATAAGCTAGGTGCGCAAACTGATTACCGCGACTTTATGCCAAAAAACATGATTGCCATTCCCAAGGAAATTAGGGGTGCGCAAGGCTATCTTATCTCGCATCCAGGCATTAAGCGATTAATGACAGCAAG